TGGACAAAGAGCAAAAGCATTTTTAGAAAAGTGGGTAACAGCTGGTGATGTTACTCTACGAACAAAGACATATGATGCAAAAGGTAAGTTCGGTAGAATACTAGGCGAGTTATGGTATGCAGGTACACATAATATAAATCAGAAGTTGATTGATAATCATCATGCAGTTGCATATCATGGGCAATCAAAAGAAGAAATACAAGAACAACATCTGAAAAACAGAGAGATTGTACTTGAAAAAGATCCAGTAAGATAATGCCTACTCAAACGTATCTTGGTAATCCTAATCTAAAAGCAAAAGGTGTACAAGTTCGATACACAAAAAAGAACGTACAAGAATACGTTAAGTGTTCAAAAGATCCTGTATACTTTGCTAGAAAATACGTTAAGATTATTAACGTAGATAAAGGACTTATACCTTTCAAAATGTATGACTTTCAAGAAGACATGGTTAATACATTTAATCAAAATCGCTTTAGTATATGTAAATTACCAAGACAGTCAGGTAAATCGACAACAGTTACAGCTTATATACTGTGGCTCATATTGTTTCACGATAGTCAGAATATAGCAATACTTGCAAACAAAGGTTCACTTGCAAGAGACTTGTTAGGTAAAATACAACTTGCATATGAATATTTACCGAAGTGGCTACAACAGGGTATTGATGTATGGAATAAAGGTGATATAAGATTAGAGAACAGTTGTAAAGTTGTAGCGGCCGCAACATCATCTTCAGCTATTCGTGGTGGTTCATATAATCTCATATTCTTAGATGAGTTTGCTTTTGTTGGTAACAATATGGCTGAAGAGTTTTTCAGTTCAGTATATCCTACGATATCATCTGGACAAACTACTAAAGTTATTATAGTATCTACACCAAATGGTATGAATCACTTTTATAAAATGTGGACTGATGCAGAAGAAAAGAATAGTAAATATGTTCCAATAGAAGTACATTGGAGCCAAGTACCAGGGCGTGATGATAAATGGAAAAATGAGACAATTGCAAATACTTCAGAAGAACAGTTTAGACAAGAATTTGAATGTGAGTTTCTTGGTTCTGCTGGTACATTGATACACCCTACAAAGTTAAGAACACTAGCACATGTTACACCTAGAAAAAGATGGGAAGAAGTTGATGTATATGAAGAAGCAAAAGAAAATCATACATATGCAATGTCTGTTGATGTGTCAAGAGGTGTTGGTTTAGATTATTCTGCTTTTGTTGTAGTTGATATCACAGAAATGCCATATAAAATGGTAGCTAAGTTTAGAAGTAAAGATATATCACCAATGGTATATCCATCTATTATATACAATATAGCAAAACATTATAATGAAGCATTTGTTTTAGTAGAAGTTAATGATATAGGACAACAAGTAGCAGATATATTACATCAAGATTTAGAATATGAAAATATGTTAGCAACTACTGTAAAGGGTAGATCAGGACAACAAATTAGTGGTGGATTTTCAGGTTCTGCTAGTATGGGAATACGAACAACGAAACAAGTCAAAAGAATAGGGTGTTCTAACTTAAAAGACTTAATAGAACAAGATAAATTAATCATACAAGATTATGATTTAATTGTAGAATTATCAACTTTTATAAGTAGAAATGGTAGTTATGAAGCTGAAGAAGGCTCTCATGACGATCTAGTTATGTGTTGTGTTTTGTTTTCTTGGTTAGCAAAACAAACATACTTTAGAGATATCACAGACACAGATATTCGACAAAGAATATATGATGACAAATTAAGATTGCTAGAAGAACAAGCATTACCTTTTGCCATCATAGATGACGGACAGCCTGAAGAGGGCGTGGTGCATAATCAAGCTGACATTGAAGAGTTTATCAACAGTAAAAACAAAGAAAACTGGTATTCAATCTAAATAGTGTTTTTTATAAATATTGTGATATTAAAAATAAATCTTGGCAAATCTTAAAGGAGATAAACAATGGCATTTCAAGTATCACCTGGAGTTAATGTAAGTGAGGTTGATCTTACTACTGTTGTGCCTGCAGTTTCAACAACAACCGGGGCTATGGCTGGGCACTTTAAATGGGGACCAGTTGATAAAAACATTCTAATTGATTCAGAAGACAGATTAGTTTCAGTTTTTTCAAAGCCTAATGCAAACACGGCTAATGACTTTTTTACTGCGGCAAACTTTTTAGCATATGGTAATTCGCTTTTTGTAAACAGAGTAGTAGACACAGCGGCGGCAAAAAATGCTGTGACTGGTACAGTAGGAGCATACATTTCAAATGATGACTACTACAATGAATCTTTTACACATGCATCTAATAACGGAGACTGGATTGCAAAATATCCTGGTATCTTAGGTAACAGTTTAAAAGTATCTGTATGTCAATCAAAAGCGGCTTTTGAAAGTACAGTAGCAGTAGCACAAACTTACTCTATAACAACAAATACAAAATCTTTAAAAATTAATACAAACTCTTTTACACCAACATCAAGCTTTGCTGTAGGAGATTTACTTTTATTAGGACCCGATAAAGAGACAGTTAAAATTTCAGCAATGTCTGGTAATACAATTACTTTAGATAGTAATTACACAGGTAACACAATTACAAGAAGTGCTGTATCACTCACAAGAAGATGGGAACATTTTAACTTAATAGACTCAGCACCAACAACAACTACACATGCTAACACAGTAAATTCAACTGGAGATGCAATACATGTTGTAGTAACTGATACAAGTGGTGAAATTACAGGTACATCTGGACAAGCGATAGAAGTTTGGGAAAATATGTCTGTAGCAAGTGATGCACTTACAGAACAAGGTGGCACAAACTACTATAAAGAAGTTATCAATCAGAACTCAAACTGGATTTGGTGGGGAGCCCACAATAGTAATCTAACAAATGCTGGTAAAATTGCAGGTTCAACAAATGATGGCACAGCAGGTTCTGGTATAGCATTCGGTGGTAATTCTTTACCTATAACAAATCAAATGAGCCACGGTATTGACGGAACAAATTCTCTATCTAATGCGGCTTTGATTAAAGGTTATGATAAATTTAAATCAGCAGAAGATGTAGATGTATCACTTATATTAGGCTCAGCTAGTAATAGTGTAGTAGCTACACATATTATATCTAACATCGCTGGTTCTAGAAAAGATTGTGTTGCAGTTGTATCGCCAGAAAGAGCAGACGTTGTTAACAATAACAGCTATGATGGTAAAGAAAGAGATGATGTAATTGCATTTAGAGATGGACTACCAAGTTCTTCATATGCAGTTATGGATTCTGGCTGGAAATACATGTACGATAAGTATAATGATGTATTCAGATATGTTCCACTAAATGGTGATACTGCAGGGCTTATGGTTCAAACTGATTTAACTAGAGATCCATGGTATTCACCCGCTGGCTTCAATAGAGGTAATGTAAAGAATGCAGTCAAACTAGCTTACAATCCAAGTAAAGCAGATAGAGATAATCTTTACAAAAAAGGTATTAACCCAGTTGTTACATTCCCTGGACAAGGTACTGTATTGTTTGGTGATAAGACAATGTTAGCACAACCAAGTGCTTTCGATAGAATTAATGTACGAAGACTATTCATAGTACTAGAGAAAGCAATATCTACAGCGGCTAAGTTTACATTGTTTGAATTTAATGATGCTTTCACTCGTTCTCAATTTAAGAACTTAGTAGAACCTTTCTTGAGAGATGTTCAAGGGCGAAGAGGTATTACAGATTTTGCAGTAGTGTGTGATGGTACAAATAATACTGGTGAAGTAATTGATAGAAATGAGTTTGTTGGTGACATTTACGTCAAACCAGCACGTTCAATCAACTTCATTCAACTTAATTTTGTAGCAGTACGAACTGGTGTAGAATTTTCTGAAATTGTTGGTAAAGCAACATAAATAGGTAGACAGGAGAAAAAAATATGGCTTTTAACGTAAACGAATTTTCTGGTGCCTTAAAGTCGGGTGGTGCAAGAAACTCACTCTTTCAAGTGAATATCACAAACCCGATAAACGGAGTTGCTGATGCTCAAGTACCTTTTATGTGTAAAGGGGCTCAAATACCTGCGGCCACATTAGGAACAATTGAAGTTCCGTATTTTGGTAGACAAATCAAAATTGCTGGTAACAGAACTTATGCAGAGTGGAGTCCCACAATCATAAATGATGAAGACATGACAATACGAAATGCAATGGAACAGTGGAATCATTCAATTAATAGTGTTCAAGGTAATCTAAGAACAACAGGTGGTTCTGCTCCTAGTCTGTACAAAGCTTCAGCACAAGTAACTCAATATTCTAAAACTGGTGAAATATTACGAGTATATAATTTTGTTGGATTGTATCCTTCTGAAGTATCAACTATTGATATGGCATGGGATGCCGAAACAATTCAAGAATATACTGTAACATTTCAGTATGATTATTGGGAAGTATCTGGCGGCACCACTGGTAATGCAGGCGGAATTTAAATTCTATTGATGATTTCGTGAGTCATAAATAATACAGACACACGTAAAGGATATAATATGGCAGAAGAAAGAAAAGGTTTTCTGCGGGAAGCAGTTGAACTATTTGGATTTCGTATAGGGCGGCCCGAAAAAGAGATACCATTACCCTCATTTGTACCACCTTCACAAGATGATGGAGCAATAACTATCGCTGAAGGTGGTGCTTTCGGTACCACAGTTGATCTAGAAAATAAAATCAAAAATGAATCTGCACTTATAACAAAGTATAGAGAAATGGCTCTGCAACCAGAAGCAGAGAAAGCCGTTGATGATATTGTCAATGAGGCTATTATCGTTGATGATAATCAAATTCCTGTAGAAATAAATTTAGATGACATAGAAGAAGACTATCTTTCAGAAGATATCAAAGAGCTAGTACGTACAGAGTTCAAAGATATTATGAAGATGCTCAAGATGAATACTAAAGGTTATGACATCTTTAAAAAGTGGTACGTAGATGGTAGAATTTATTTTCATATTGTCATAGACTTAAAAAGTCCAAGATTAGGTATCAAAGAATTACGTTACATTGATCCAAGAAAAATTAAAAAAGTTAAAAAACCAGTTAGAGATCCTAAAAGAAGAGTTGACTCTGCAAGTTTACTCAAAGAAGTATTTGATAAAAAGTACGAAGAATTTTACATATATCAGAACAAAGGTATAAACGATTCAAATTCTGGTTTAAAAATTGCACCAGATTCTATAGCATACTGTCATAGTGGTGTATTAGATAATAGAAACTATTCTGTACTATCACACTTACATAAAGCTATCAAACCACTTAATCAGTTAAGAATGTTAGAAGATGCTACTGTTATTTACAGATTAGCTAGGGCACCAGAAAGAAGAATATTCTATATTGATGTTGGTAATTTACCGAAGCAAAAAGCTGAACAATACCTAAGAGATATGATGGTAAAACATAAGAATAAACTTGTATATGATGCCAATACAGGTGAAGTCAGAGATGATAGAAAGTTTCTTACAATGCTTGAAGATTATTGGCTCCCTAGAAGAGAGGGTGGAAGAGGTACTGAAATCACGACTTTACCAGGTGGACAAAATCTTGGTGAGTTAGATGATGTTAATTACTTTAGACGTAAGTTATATGAATCATTAAATGTACCAGTATCAAGATTAGAGGCAGAAACACAATTCAATGTTGGTAGAGCATCAGAAATAACAAGAGATGAGATTAAGTTTTCAAAGTTTGTTACAAGATTAAGAGCAAAATTTTCAGAACTATTTCTAATGTTACTAGAGAAACAGTTAATGCTAAAAGGTATTATGACGTTAGCTGAATGGCAAGAAATATCTGCACAAATTAAATTCGATTATCAAGAAGACAATCACTTTTCTGAATTAAGAGATGGTGAAATCTTGAGAGAAAGAATGACACTTCTACAAGAAATTGATCAGTATACAGGCAAATACTTTTCTACTAAATGGATTAGAGAAAACGTATTAAAACAATCTGAAGAAGACATGGAAGAAATGGACGATCAGATGGCCGCAGAGGCTGAAAACGAAGGATCTGACGAAGAAGTGTAATTATATAAATATGCTATAGGAGAAATAATAATGGCTGAAACAGAATACAGTACACAAGATGCAGTAAACTTTGCATTATCAGGACAATCTGGTGAATTTAAAAATGCGGTTAGTTCTTTACTACAAGACAAGATTGCACAAGCAGTTGAGTTAAAAAGAGTAGATGTTGCCGCTAATTTTATGAAGACACAAGAGGTTGAACCTGAAGTTACTGTCGAGCCAGTAGAAACAGAGGAACCAAAAGATGCAGAAACTACAGAAGTTTAGTAAGTTCGTAGCAGAAGCTGGTAATGCGGCTAAAGATTTTGTAGCACCAAAAGATTCTGATGATGAAGTAATAAAGTATAAGCCTCGTTCTAAAGGCGAAGAAGAATTTGTTGCTAAACACAAAATAGAAAAAACTGATGCTGAACCGAAAGGACAGAATCACATTTTTAATGGTGATGTAAAGGCTGTAAAAGAAGAAGTCGAAGTAGACGAAAAAAAAAATCTTGATGAAGGTGTCTTAGATACTTTACGTTCAATAGTAAAAGATAAACAATATAAGACAGTTAAGTTTAAAAATGGTAAAAAAATGTCTATCGATATGACAACAGCTAATATGATAGTAAAATCATTTGATAAAAGAATTAAAAGAGATGATTTAAAAAAGAAAGTGTCAAATATGCTAGATCAAAGTCCAGAAGGACTAATGAAAGTATTAGACATTATGCAGAAATAGGAAAGAAAAATGTCAGTCACAGTTAAAGGTACATCTACAGCACTAGCTACAGGTACTACGAAGTTTACAGATGCTACAGCAGTTTATCTTTGTGGACATACTTCAGCAGTTACTGTAACAGTTAGAAACGAAGCCGATGATGCAGATATTGGTACTATTAAAATACCTGCTAATCAATCATTAGTTGTTAATTTATTTATAGGCCAAGGACTAAGAGGCCCAACAACTGTATTCGGCACACACGTATCATCAGGAGATTCGTAAAATGAAACTTATTTGCGAAGTTGTCGAAGAAATAAAGTACTTAGAAGAAGAAAAAAATGGCAAGAAAGGCTTGTACATTGAGGGTGTCTTCATGCAAGGAGATATCAAAAATAGAAATGGTAGAATGTATCCAAGACAAGTTTTGGCAAATGAAGTTAATCGTTATAATAGAGAGTACATAAAAAAGAATAGAGCATATGGTGAACTCGGACATCCACAAGGACCAACTATTAATTTAGAAAGAGTGTCACATATGATTACAAGTTTAGAACAGCAAGGTTCTGACTTTATTGGTAAAGCTAAGATTATGACAAATACACCTTATGGTAAAATTGTTGAATCTCTTATTGGTGAAGGCGCACAACTTGGAGTATCAAGTCGTGGTATGGGTAGTTTAAAAGATAAAGGTGGAACACAAGAAGTTCAGAAAGATTTTTATCTTGCTACTGCCGCCGACATAGTAGCTGATCCATCTGCACCAAATGCTTTTGTTAACGGCATTATGGAAAGCAAAGAGTGGGTATGGGATAACGGAATAATAAGAGAAGCCGATATCGCCGATATGAAAGAAGACGTTAAGAGGGCGTCTAAGTCTGAATTAGAGAATGTAAAACTCAAAGTTTTTGAAAATTTTCTTTCAAAATTATAAATTTATAAATAGATTGTAATTAAATAATTAATGATCAAAGTAAGGAGCAAGTAAATGTCCGATCAAATCCAAGAAAACACAGAGGAAAACGTAGAAGAAGTCCTCGAAGATGTGGTTACTGATCAGGAAGTTGATACTGTTGAATCAGACGATAATCTAGATGAAGGCAAAAAGGCTTCAATGGGAGATCCATCAGAGATTCCAGATCCAGAACCAAAATCTGCTAAAGCACCTGTTGCTAAAGCACCAAAAACAAAAGTTGGTATGATTCAAGCTATGGTTGACTATGCTAAAAGTATGAAGAAAGATGAAGTTTCTTCAATGTATAGCAAAATGGTATCAGATCAGTATGAAGAAACCCAACCTGAAAGTGCAGAAGATGCACCAACATTGAAAGAGATGATTAAAGTATCTAAAGATGATATTGATGTATCAGATGATATCAAAGCAATCTTTGGTGAAGAAGATTTATCAGAAGAGTTCAAAGACAAAGCAACTACAGTCTTTGAAGCCGCTGTTCTTTCAAAAGTAAATGAAGTTCTAGAAACTGCTACTCTTGATATGAATGCAGAAATCGAAGCTGAAAAAGAGTCTCTAAAAGAAGACTTAACTAAAAAGCTTGACGATTATCTAGAGTATGTCGCAGAAGAGTGGGTTAAAGATAATGAACTCGCTATTGAAAAAGGCATACGTGCTGAAATCGTAGAGAATTTTATGGTAGGACTTAGAAATCTTTTCACAGAAAACTATATCGATATTCCAG